TATTATGAAAGAATTAGACAAAGATGCATCAAGATTATTAATGCAAATGTTTGAAGAGGATTGTTTAATTAATCCGTTAGACAAAATAGAACATCCAAAACCAGCAATATCATTTGGATTTAAAAGTTATGAAACTAAAGATGGTGAAATTACATATCCAGTACCAATAGGAACATATGGTAATTTTAGTTTTATACAAGCACCGCCTAAAAGTAAAAAAACATTTTTTGTATCATTATTGTCGGCTATTTATTTAGCAGATAAATTACAACAATTTGGTGGGAATTTAAGAGCAGAAAGACAAAATAAACATTTAATACATTTTGACACTGAACAATCAAATTTTCACGCTTCAATGGTATTTAAAAGAGCTATTGATATGACTGGAATTAAAACAGATAAATATCATACATTAGCATTAAGACAATTATCATTTAAAGAAAGAGTTGAATTTATAGAATATTACCTTTACGATAAACTTGAAGGCAAAAATATAGGTTTAGTTATAATTGATGGTGTTGCTGATTTATGTAGTGATGTAAACAATATAGAAGAAAGCAATAATGTAGTACAAAAGTTAATGAAATGGACTAAAGAATTAGATTGTCATATTGTAACAGTTATACATTCTAATTTTGGAACTGATAAGCCAACTGGTCATTTAGGTTCATTTTTAGAAAAGAAAACAGAAACACAAATTAGTTTAGAATTAAACACAGTTAATAAAGGATTAGTTAAAGTAAGTTGTAAAAGAAGTAGAAATGCACCATTTGAAGATTTTAATTTTAAAGTAAATAACTTTGGATTACCACAAGTAGAAGGAGCATTTTATGACCCATTAAAAGATATATTTTAAGATGAAAGACACAATGAAATACCATATAGAAGAATTACAAACATCAGCATCAAGAATGCTTGTATTAAATTCAGATAATTCAATGTTAATAAGTTATTTTAAAGATTTGAAAAATAAGTTACAATATTTGTATAAATTGAACGAAATGGATAACCAAGAAAATTGGACTGAAATACAAAATGCCTTTAATTCAATCTTAAAAATAGATACAGAATTAACTGAAGTTGATTTAAAAATTAAAGTAAAAGAAAGTAAAATACCAAAAGTTGGTATATTAACAATAAAAATGTACTAATGGAACTATCTACAAATAAATGGTTAGAACAGGTTGCCCAACATCACAAAGAATGGGTTAAAATAGCTAACATTTATAAAGTAGATGATTATGCAGAAGATATTGTTCAAGAAGTTTATATTGCTTTATTTAAATATGCTGATGCTGCAAAGATAATTGATGCAAAAGGTAATGTTCGTAAGGGTTATGTGTTTTTTACTATTAAAAGTTTATGTTTTCAGTATTTAAACAAACGTAATAAAATTGATAAAATAGGAATAGATACTTTATTTAATTTATCAGACAATAGCAATATTGAAGAACATAAAGCATATAATGATATATGTTTAATGATTGATGAAGAAATAGATAATTGGCACTGGTATGATAAAAAGCTTTTTAGACTATATAGGGATACAGATATGAGTATGAGGGATATTGCAAAAGAAACTAATATTAGTTTAATATCAATATTTCATTCAATTAAAAACTACAAAGAAGTATTGAATAATAAGTTTATGAAAGATTATCAAGATTATATTAATAATGACTATAACAACATATACTAATGGGAAGAAAAAAGAAAGCAACAGGATTAGGTGATACTATTGAGCAAATTACAGAAGCAACTGGCATTAAAGCAGCGGTTGAATTATTTAGCAAAGTAACAGGAATAGATTGTGGATGTGATGAACGTAAAGCAAAACTAAACAATTTAATATCTTACAGAAGAAACGTTAATTGCTTAAAAGAAGATGAATATTTGTTTTTAAAAGTATTATACGACAATAGAACAAATCAATTAACACCAAAACAGCAGCACACAATTAAAGAAATTTACTTAAATGTATTTAATGAAAAGTTAGAAAGTTCAAACTGTTCAAGTTGCTGGAGAACTATTTTATCTGATTTACGAAAAGTTTATGATACTTATGAAGTAAATGAATAACTGGAAAGAAATTGATTTATTTAACTATTTAGTGGAAAATGTATATCCAGATTTAGTTAAAGCAAAAAACCAAATGTCAAGATGGGATTGCTATTCAGTTTCAACAGGTCACCGAATTGAGTTAAAATGTAGACAAGTGCATTATAAAACTTTGTTATTAGAAAAAGTTAAATATGATGCTATGATAAAAGAATGTGAAAAGCATTTAGATACACCAATTTATATTAATTCAACACCAAAAGGAGTTTATAGTTTTAATCTACATTTGATTGAACCAGTTTGGGAAATAAACAATAAAAATCCAGCAACAACATATTTTAACAATAGAGAAAAAATAGAAAAAGAAGTAACATATTTAGAAATAACAAAAGCAAAACAATTATGAAACAAAATCCAATACAATTAGAATACTTAAAATCAGTATTACTTGCACAATTATTACTTGAAGCAAATGAAAGTTTAATATTTACAACACAGTACAGGCAAACTATTAAGAACTTAATTAATAGACTTAATAAAGAACTTGAACAAGTAGTGTTTGAAGAATATACAAACATTTATAAAACAGACCCAGAAATGACTACAAACATATTAAGAAGCATAGAAAGCATTATAACTAAATTACAAACATCAACAATAGATGAAATAGTAATGATTGATGCAGTAGTAGATAAGTACAAAGAAAACAAAGAATGGTTTTTAGAATATGCTGATGCTGAATTTTTACGAATAGATGGCTAAAATTAAAGAAGAAAAGTTTATACCTAAACCAGATGAAGTAGATGCTATGTCTATATGTTGGAAAAACGATTTAGCATACGTTTTAAAGCCAACAAAAAATGTAAATAGGTACAATGTTATAAAATATCAAATCAGTAACTACAATGAAATATTTTACTACAAAGAAAATAATGTTAATGTAGAATTTACAGAATATGAAGGGTTAAAAAAAACAATGGAATTATATAATTTTCACGCTAAAAGATTTACATAATGACAATAAAACAGGAAGCAGTTAATTTAGATTTACAACATTTTAAAAAACTTGAAAAAGAGATAATAGATGATGTTTATGATAATGCTTTACAAAATGAAATACAGTTAGATTTAACACAAGGTTGTGAAAATCCATATTGTGATAATGGAAAAATAGAAATGCCTTATGGAGAATACATAAGTTGTTCAATTTGTGAAAATAAATAATTATGGCAGTAAACATATTACATAAATTACCAGAAAAATATATAATAAATGGTATTCAGTATTATACTATAACTAATGAAAAAGTAAATAATATGAATGATAGCAAAGAATTAAACGATGTTAACCGCATCAATGAGGTAAACATATCAAATAAAAAATTAATAATTAAAAGTCAAGGATGGAATCATACTTGTGGTGATGGTTGTTGTTATACTTGGGGAACAGATGTTTTTATTAATGGAAAAAAAATAACACAAGGTGATTTTAATGATATTGATTTAATTTTATCAGATGTGTTACAAAGTTTAGGATATGAAATAGAAATAGAATATTAAAATAAAGACAAATGACACCAATACACTACAACAATAAAAAGAACTATGATGTTATAGACTTTATTAAAGACTATGATTTAAACTTTAATGAAGGAAATGTAATTAAATATGTAGCCAGAGCAAAACACAAAGGAACACATATAAAAGACTTGGAAAAAGCAATAGACTATTTAGAAAGAGAATTACAACATTTAAGAAAAGAACAAGAACAATGGATAGAGAACAACAAATAGAATTTGATGCATTAGAGTTAGAATACACTTTAAACTATTTAATTAAGAAAAGACAATCATTATATTTAAAAGGTTTAAATGATGAAAAGATAAATGATAAAATAAGAGCAATACAACACAAATTGCGATTTGCAAATCAGGGATAGTTTAACAGCTATCCTTTTTTATTTTAAAACTTTAACATTTCATTAACACTTTTATATTAATAACTTGTTTATATTTGCTAAACAATTAACAATTTAAAAAACAAAAATTATGAAAACATTATTTAAAGAATTTGCATTAGCATTATTATTATGGGTTGTATTTTTCACTGGTTCATTAATCCTTTTAAACGTAATTTAAGATGAAAACAGAAATTATTAGAAAATTAGATATGCTTTTAGATTTACAAAATGAAGGCAATACATATCAAATAGCTTTGATTAATTCAATTAAGCAAGATTTGATTAACGAATGGAATGCATCAGATAATTATGCACAACAAATTAGAGAAGTTTTAGATATGGATAACACTTATGATTTATTAAACAACATTAAAATAAGATAATATGATAACAACTTTTGACAATAAACAATGGGATAAACAAGAACTATTAGACAATATGTATGATGATAGTTTCTATTATGGATATTTAGGCAAAAATGCTTTAAGTAGTTCTTCAGCAAAGATGCTTATTAGTTCACCTAAAACATATAAATATGTTACACAATATGGTTCTGATGAAAGCCAAGCATTACGTGATGGTAAATTATTTCACACAATGATATTAGAACCACATAAGTTAAATGATTTAGTAATTGTAGATGTAGCAACTAAAGCAGGAAAAGAATACAAACTGGCAAAAGAACAAGGTTTAGAAGTATATACAAGAAAAGAATATCAAGATGCTGAAAGATTAACTGATGCTTTATTAAAAAACAATGAAGTAATGAGTTTAATGAGTAAATCACAAACTGAAATACCAGCAATAGAAATGATTAATGGCATTCCATTTAGAGCAAAAGCAGATATATTAAAG